AGATTCAAGCGGTGCAAAAAGAGATAGTAAAAGATGTCTTTTAAAAAAAATAAATACACAGTTATTCGTCAGGCAATCTCAAAAGATTTAGCTATGTTTGTTGCAAACTATTTTTCTATGAAAAAACAAGTTTATGATACTTGTATTCAAGCTAGATATATTTCTCCATATGAAGTTTTATTGGGTTATTATGAAGGTCAAAATGAACAGATACCAAACACCTATTCTTGTTATTCAGATATAGCAATGGAAACTTTATTATTAAAGTGTCAGCCAGTTATGGAAAAAGCAACAGGATTAAAATTATATCCTGCATATACCTATGCAAGAATTTATAAAAAAGGTGATGAACTTAAAAGACATAAAGATAGATTTAGCTGTGAAATTTCTACGACTATGAATTTAAGTGGTGATGATTGGCCAATTTATTTAGAGCCGTCTGGTAAAGAAGGTATGAAAGGTATCAAAGTAGATTTAAAACCAGGAGATATGTTAGTATATTATGGTTGTGAATTAGAACATTGGAGAGAAAAGTTCAAAGGTGAGGAATGTATTCAAGTTTTCTTACATTATAATAATCGTAAAACACCAGGAGCAAAAGATAATATGTTTGACAAACGTATTCATTTAGGTCTTCCATCTTGGTTTAAACGGTGATATAATCTTATAATGGGTGCAGTAATACCACCACATACCACATTACTGCATCCTTTATAAGAAATGAAAAATTTTTATAATAAATTAAAAAATTATAAATTAGCAAATTTAAAACAAAAAAAGACCGAGTTATGGGATGTAGAAGGTATACTACATAATCAAAAATTTAAATTTGATACTAGACCAATTCAAAATAATATTAAAATTGGAAGTTTTAAAACCAAAGCGGATAAAATGGTTTTTGATATTGAAGACCAGTATATTATTGTTGATATCGAAGAATTACATCAATATATAAAAGAAAATAATACTAAGGATTTAAAGCTAAATGATTTGATATCTAAGCTAGAATGGACTATATTTTTGGCAAAAAATTAGATATAAAGGGTATCTATGTTACAAAAGATACAATTCAAGCCAGGATTTAATAAACAAGCCACAGAAACCGGAGCTGAAGGGCAATGGGTAGATGGTGATAATGTTAGGTTTAGATATGGTCAACCTGAAAAGATAGGTGGTTGGCAACAACTTGTAGACGAAACTTTAGCAGGTCCTGTTAGAGATCAACACACTTGGACGGATTTAACAGGTAAAAAATACGCTGCATTAGGTACATCCAAAGTATTAATTATTTATTATGAAGGTGGTTTTTATGACATTACACCTATCAATGCAGATCAAACAGGATGTACTTTTGATTCAACAACAGGTTCAGCAACAGTTACAGTTAATTTAACTTCTCACGGATTATCGGCAGGAGATTATTTTAAATTTAAAACAGTTACCTTACCAGGTGGAGGAGTAACTGGATATACTACAGCAGATTTTACAACGAATGTATTTGAAGTCATTGCAACGCCAACTGGAAATACTTTTACAATTACTATGCCATCAAATGAAAGTGGCACAGGTATGTCAGCTCAAGGTTCAGCAACTTTAAATTCATACATTACAATAGGTCCAGTATTTCAAACTCCTGCTTATGGTTGGGGTACGGATACTTGGTCAGCAGGTGCGTGGGGAGAAGAGTCTTCAGTTACAAACGTAACACTTGATCCAGGCTCCTGGTCACTCGATAACTATGGCCAGTTGCTAGTAGCAACGGTTAGAAATGGTGCAACATATACTTGGAACCCAGCAACAGCAGGTGCTTTAGATATAAGAGCTGCAATCGTATCAGGTGCACCTACAACTTCATTAATGAGTCTAGTATCAGATAGAGATAGACATTTATTCTTAATGGGAACAGAGACAACCATTGGAAGTCCTTCAACTCAAAATAAAATGTTCATAAGATTTTCAAATCAAGAAGACATTAACGTTTGGAATCCTACTGCAACTAATACCGCCGGTACTTTTTTATTAGACCAAGGAAATGAAATCATTACAGCCGTTCAAGGTAAAGATTATGTCTTGGTATTAACAGATCAAGCAGCATATCAAATTCAATTCGTAGGACCACCTTTTACATTTAGTATTAGACAAGTAGGTTCTAACTGTGGTTGTTTAGGTCAACACGCTGCAGTCTATGCACAAGGTGCTGTCTTCTGGATGGGATTTGGTGGAGGCTTCTTTATGTATGATGGTACGGTTAAACAATTACCATCACTTGTTGAAGATTTTGTATTTACTACTCAAGGTGATGCATTAGGAATTAACTATGATGCTAATCAAATTGCTTATGGATATCATAACTCATTATATAATGAAGTAGGTTGGTACTATGCAGCAAGCGGCTCGCAACAGATTAATAGGAATGTTGTATTTAATTTTTTAGAACAAACTTGGACTACAGGATCATTAGCTAGAACAAGTTATAATGATAATCATACTTATGCATTACCTTATGCAACTCAATTTACAGTTAATACTGTACCTAGTTTTCCTACAATTAATGGAGCTACTAATACATATGGCTCATCTAAATACTGGGCACACGAAATAGGCGTTAATGAAGTAGATGCAAATGGAGTTTCAACAGCAATAACTTCTTACATTCAATCAGGAGATTATGATTTAGATGTTCAACAAGGTATGGCTGGAGATGGTGAAAACATAATGAGAGTATCTAGATTCATACCTGATTTTAAAAATTTATCAGGTAATGCAAAAGTTACTATGTTCTTTAGAAATTATCCTAATCAAGCAGAACAATCAGATTCCAATGGTCCATTGATTACAGGTCCATTTACGTGTAATAGTACCACAACTTTTGTAAGTACAAGAGTTAGAGGAAGACAGGTTAGTTTGAAAATAGAAAATGATGCAGTAAATCAATCTTGGAGATATGGAACTTTAAGATTAGATATACAAGCAGGAGGTAGAAGATAATGGCAAAGATTACAGCAGTTATACCAGAACCATCTCAAGAGTATAATGAATCTAATGCAAGACAATTACGAGAAGGTTTAGATACATTGAAGAATGAATTAAACTTTGGATATCAAAAAGATTTAAAAGATGAACAAGCAAGATTGGAGTGGTTTTTTAGTTAATGGCAAATTTTTATAAAAGCGATACTTTTGATTTAACTACAACAAACTTAACCACCGTGTTAACAATTAATGCAAGTTCTATTGCTATTGTTAGATCTGTTCAGGTGTGTGTAATAGATAATACCAATGTGGACATAGATTTATTTTTAAAAAAATCAGGTGGTTCTGATATTGAAATATCTCATAAACTTTTAAATAAAACTACAGAAAATCTTGCAATACCGGTAATCAATATGGAAGCTGGAGATATTTTAAAAGTTCAAGCAGATGTTGCTAATAAAGCGTCTGGACAAGTGAGTTATCTTATGATAGATAGATCGCAAGAGAATGGATAAAGTAGTAAACATAGAAACAAAAACTAAACATACCTTTAGAAGTAAATCAACTAATAAAGTTTATGATTCTAAAGAAGAATTTTTAAAGAATCATACAGAAGATGATTTAGCTGTAGACACAATAGTGACAGTAACAAACGAAGGTTTAGATTTATTACAAAAAGTAATGGGAAAAAATTAATGGAAGCACCTAGAGGTGGGACCGAATTACAATTTGAATACTTAAGAAAGTATGTATCTAAAGATCTTTTGGATCAAGTACAGATAACAACATCTGTTCCAGAAAAGATCCCTTTACATCCAACTAAGATGAATATTCTTTGGCAAAAGAATTCATGGGATCAACCCAACATTAATCCCTGGTTTGGTAAAAAAGAAAATCATAAAAAATACGATTGGTATGTTTTTAATTCACATTGGAACTACGAAAATTTTAGAAACCATTTTGATATACCTACTGAAAAATGTTTGGTCATTAAAAATGGTATAGATAATATACAACCAAGAAATTTAAATAAACAAATAGACACAGTAAAATTGATATTTCATCCAACACCTTGGAGAGGATTAAATGTAATGTTAGCAGCTATGCAATACATTAAAAATCCTAAAATACATTTAGACGTATATTCATCTACGGAAGTTTATGGCAAAGCTTTTAAGGAAGCTAATGATAAACAATATGAAGAGCTATATAAACAAGCTCAAGAACTACCTAATGTAAGCTATATTGGTTACAAACCAAATGAATACATAAAAGAACATTTACACGAATACGATATCTTTGCTTATCCAAATATATGGGAAGAAACTTTTTGTATATCAGCATTAGAAGCTATGGCTGCAGGTCTATATATTATAACAACTGATTATGGAGCTCTATATGAAACTTGTGCAGAATTTTCTTCTTATGTACCTTATCAAAAATCCTACAATAATTTAGCTCAAAACTTTGCTTATGCTATTGAAGCTGCGGCTAAGAAAATAAATGAAGAAGGAGTTAAGTCTCATTTAAGATGTCAAATAGAATATGCAAATCAATACTATAACTGGAAAAAACAAAGTGGCGTTTGGACTAACTTTTTGAAAGGGGCATTAAATGCAAGATCCTAGTAAACCTATTTGGATTAATAAACAAACTATTGCTCCTACAGGAAAACCTATTATCTTTGTAGCAACTCCGGTTCATAGTGAATGTTCTATTCACTACACACAGGCTTTATTAAAATTTCAACAAGCTTGTATGAGTAACGGTATTATGGTTTCTTTTTCTTTATTAAAATCTTCTTTAGTAACTCAAGGTAGAAATTTATGCGTATCTAATTTTATGGAAGCAGCTGAGCCTTATACTCATTTTTTATTTATTGACTCAGATATAGAATTTAAACCTGAAACAATCTTTAGTATGATTGAAGCAGACAAAGATGTTATCGCAGCTCCTTATCCACTTAAATCAATCGATTGGAATAAGATACACGTAAGAGTTAAGGATAAAATAGAAACAATGTCACCAGAGCTATTAGCAAAAATGGGTTTTATCTGGCCAATTAAATTAGAGAATCAAAATAACATCCTAGTAAAAAAAGGTGTTATGGAAGTATCTCATGCGCCAACAGGATGTATGTTAATTAAAAGAAACGTATTTGAGAAAATGATTAAAGCTTATCCTGATTTAAAGATAGAACAACCTACTATGATAAATGGAAAAGAAGATACAAGGCCTTATTATTATAATTTTTTTGATACATATCACGAACCAGGAACTAAAAGATATTACGGAGAAGACTTTGGTTTCTGTAAAAGATGGACACAAATAGGCGGTAAATGTTATCTATATGTACTAGATGATATTGTTCATATAGGTGAATATCGCTATGAAGGTAATCTAATGGTTGATATGCAGACCAATCTCAAAAAGATTGACGATTCTAATAAAATCAAGTAAATAGTAGTATTTACAGGTTTCATTCCCTGCTCTTTTATATATAATACAAACAATTAAATTATGGCAATATCAAGAATGCAAATGGATAGACAATTATATGAAGGTGGTGGAATTATAACATTAACACCTAGAAGTAAATATGGTTTAGGAAGTAAACTTAAAAAATTTGTAAGAAAAATTATTCCTAATGAAGTATCTGAAATAGCTGTTAAGGCTGCACCTTTTGTTGCACCTTTTAACCCATTACTAGCTGGAGCTATGTCTGGTATTGGTTCATTTGATCAAACTGGAAGTTTAACTAAAGGTTTAACCAGAGGTGCTTTGACTTATGGTGGTGGACAATTAGCAAGATATTTAGGTGGTGCAGGATTCCAGGAAGGTATTAACCCATTTGCTGGAGCAGATTTTTCTGGAGGATTTTTATCGGGCATTCAAAGTTTAGGTACATCTCCTATTGGAACTGAAACAGGATTAAGATTAGGTCAATATAAAATGTTTGGTGGAACACCAACACAAGAAATTGTTTCATCTGGACAACCACCTTTAGCAAGTGAAGGATCCATTGCAACAGGAATTGATTCAAGTAAAGCTTATTATCCAACAGACTTTGCAACTGAAGCATTGCCATTGGAACAAGCAACAACAGGTATAACTACAGCAGGTCAAACGGCAGCTCAAACAGCAGCTCAAAAAGCAAAAACACCTGGATATATAGATTTAGTTAAACAAGTATTAAGCGGAGATGCACAACAAAAAACTCAAGCTTTAAAACAATTAGGTGGTAAAGCATTAAAAGATATTTATACAAAACCAGTACCAGGATCACCTGGTGAAACTCAAATAGATAAACTTGCAATAGGTGCAACTATTGCTGGAGGTATGAGTTACTTAGAAGCTAAAAAATTAGCAGAAGAAGCAGGAATAGTAGATAATGCAGATGAATACACTGAAGAAATGTATGACGCAGATAAATCTAGATATTCTAATTATTATTCTCAGATATTAACTCCAGAAGCATTTGGTATTACAAGTAAAGCAGATGGTGGCAGAGTAGGTTTTGCTTATGGAACCCCTAGCCAAGAAAGTGGTATTCCAAGCATTACATTAACTAAACAAGATAATACAGAAGTTGCAGGTTTAAGTAAAAATAGAGTTGCTCAATTAATGTCTTTATTAGAAGACCCAACTATTGATGAAGATTACAGAAAACAAATTCAAGATGAAATTAGATTGTTAATGGGTAAAAAAGATGGTGGAAGAATTGGTTTTAAAGATGGACCAACAAAAGAAGGTATTGTTTCTATTAATCCAATGCAAGATGACTTAGAAGAATTACTTGGCCCTGGCGCAGGAATCATGGCACCTGGACTAGCTAAGATAATGTCAAAAGGAGTTCCTACTTTTACATCAGCAGAAAAAACTTTAGTCATTAGAAATTTAGCAGGCAGAGGAAAGGGTACAGCAGCTTATAAAGAATTAGGTGTAACTATCCCTGAAGCAAAAGCCATTATGGATAACCCAGCAGCAAACTTAAAAGATGCTACTATTTTAAAAGAATTTATTAAAGCAATTATGGGTAAAAAGGATGGCGGTAGAATGGGTTTTATGATGGGTTCTGAAGTACCTGTAAGAGAGAATCAAGCAGGAGTAAGAGAAATGGATTTTAGAAATACAGGTGGATTTGTTCCACCAATTGGTGTAAAAGAAAAGGCGGATGACATTCCTGCAATGTTATCTAATAACGAATTTGTATTCACAGCTGATGCCGTAAGAGCAGCAGGTGGTGGAAGTGTAAATAAAGGTGCACAAAAAATGTACGCACTTATGAAACAACTAGAAGGAAAAGTAGTCTAATGGCTGAAACAGTTCAAATATCAAGACCGGCCCCGTATTTAGAAGCTGCAGGTGAAAAGTTTGTAGACCTAACTTCACAATTAGCGGCACAACCTATTGATACAAGTAAATTTGCTCCAACGATTGCTGGACAAAACGTATTAACACAAGCTGCACAACAACAAGCTGCAACACAAGCTGGATTAGGAGCTTTACAATTTGATCCAACAACAGGTGCTGTATCCGGTATTGGAACAGGAACTGGAGTTGCTGGCTATCAACCATTCTTACAAGCAGCAGCTGCTTACTCTGGACCACAAGCTTACCAACAGTTTATGTCTCCATATCAACAAGATGTAATCAGTACTTCATTATCAGAATTTGATAAACAAAGACAAATTGCTCAACAACAATTAGCAGGAACACAAATTGCTCAAGGAGCCTTTGGCCAAGGTAGAGGACAAATTGCCCAAGGAGAATTTGCTGCTCAATCATTACAAGACAGAGCTTTACTTGAAGCACAATTAAGATCTCAAGGTTTTGCTCAAGCTCAACAAGCTGCAGCCACAGCTCAAGCACAACAAGCAGGTTTAGCTTCATTGCAACCAAGCTTAGCACAATCGCAAATACAACAACTAGGTGCTGCAGGAACTTCAAATTTAGCATACCAACAAGCAATCTTAGATGCAGCGGCTCAAGGTCAACAGATGAGTGCATACGAACCTTACAACAGATTACAATTCTTAGGTTCAGCAATTGGACAAATGTTATCTGGTCAGCCTCAAGCCTATATGACATCAACTCAAGCTCCGGCTGCAGCAACAGCAGGTCCGTTAAGCTCTGCATTATCAAGTGCGTTTGGTATCTATGGATTGGGGAGTTTATTTAGATAATGTATAACGTATTTAAAAGACCTATGTTTAAACGTGGTGGATCTACTCAAGGTACAGGAATTATGTCTCATGTTGAACCTAGAAGAAATTATAATTTAGGTGCATATGGTTTAGTAAGCCAAGGTATGGCTTATGAAGCTCAAGCTAGACCTAACCCACCACAAACTAGTGTTCAAAAGGGAAACCTCGCAAGACAAAATTTAATTTCTGCTATGCAGAAATATGGAACAAGAGGCATAGATCTTTTAAGAGGTGCTGGTGGTAGAACAGCTGGATTTTTTGGATTAGATAAATTAAGAATTCCTCCATCAGTAGCAACATCTACAACTGGGGGTGTAGGTATTACTGCTGCATTACCTTTATCTGTTGCAGGATTAAGTTTGTACGCTAACAAACCTAAGACTCAAGCGGAATTAGATTTTGCTAGAGAGTTTGGAGCTTTAGATGAAACTATGAGCCCAGATCAATTAACAGAATACTACAAAGAAAGAGAACGACTATCTAAAGTTGGACCAGAGATAGGATTCTTTGATATGTTTAAAAAACCAGACGAAGAAGCTGCAGGTGAAAAGAAAAGATTTCTTTCTAGACTAGAAGCTCAAAGAAAAATGCAAGAAGATAAAAAAACTACAGAAGTTGTAAATAATGCTTTAAATAAAGATCCAGGTGAAAAAACAGAGACAACTTATAAAGAAGCAGACAATAGATCTAGACTTCAAAAAGAAGCAGATGAAATCTTAGGTGTTATACAAGATAAAGATTTAGATAGAGCAGAAGCTGCATTACTTGTTTCAAAAGCTTTAAAACAAGGTGGTAGTTTAAGTGATAAAATTGATTATGCACTTAAGGATGCAAGTGGTATAATCAAACGTAAAGGCCAAGAAAGACAAGCAGCTAAATTACTTGCTTACAAAACTGTTAAGGAAGAAGATATTGCTAAGATTAAAGCAGGAGAACTTCCTGGTATAAGTAAGGTAATAAATAGATTAGCTGAATTACAAGCTACTGATCCTGCTAAACTAAGTCCAACTCAATTAAAAGAAATGCAAGGCTTAGAAAGTTATTTAGAAAAAGATAACTATTTAGAAAAGCTTCAACAAAAAGCTTACTATGATTATTATATTACTAATAAACAAAGAATACCATCTCTTGAGGCACAAATTGCAGAGCTTTCAAAAGGTAAAAAATTAAATGTTGAAGATGCTAAAGCATTAGCAGACGCACAAAAAGAATTAGAACTTCTTAAAACTCTTGAACAACTAACAGGATTTGGCAGTTTAAAATTAAAAGAAGGTGGAAGAGTTAATTATGCTAATGGAACTCAAATGGAATCTGAATTAGAATCTCAAAATATAGAGGGTGCTTCAAATGAATTTCCAACTAAGACTGTAGAAAAATTATCTTTTGCTGAATTAAGAAATAGACTACCAAAAGAAATTACAGATGATGTAGTTAGTTTAATTGCAACTAGCGAAGAAGCCTTACAAGATTTTGCTTATATTAGAACACAACAAGACATAAATAATTTTAATGTTAAATATGGGGTTAATTTAATATTGCCACCTGCGAAAGGATAATCGCTTATGGCTGACATACTAGATCTAGAACTAGAACTTGGTCTTGAAAAACCTTTTTTTCAGGTAGAGAAAGAAACCGCACCCGTACCAAAACAAACTAGTTTTGGTGATTATATAGCTGACATTGTTAGAGCTCCTGTTGGAGGTTTAAGTGATGCTGTTCAAGGATTATTAACACTTGGCGCATTACCAATAGACTATGCTTTTGATACTAATATTACAAAAGCAATTGATAATATATTTGAGAAATGGACCCCTGATGCTAAAACAGGTATTGGAGAAGTTGTTCAAACATTAACTCAATTTGGATTACCATTAGGTGTAGCTGCTAAAGTAGGTGGTGGTTTAAAACTTCTTAGAGGTGCACAAGTTACTAATTTAACAAAACCAGGATTATCAAAAGGTACGGAGCTAGTAAGAAGAGCTGGATATTTTGGAGCAATAGGTGGTGTTTCAGATCTTGCTGTTTCAACAAGTGAACAACAACCTTTGTCTGATTTATTAGGTTTAACAGAATCAGTTGATATAGATGCTTTAGATGGAAGAGAAAGAGCAGCTGAATTATTTAAAAGAAAATTAAAGTTTGGAGCTGAAGGTGCTGTTATTGGTGGTGCTATTCCATTATTACCAGCAGCTGGAACACTTGGATACAAATACGGAATTGTACCTGCAGCAAAAGTAGTATCTCCTGTTGTAGGCGGAACATTAAATCTTTTAGATAAAACTGTAGTTAATCCATTATCACAAGTCATTGCTGGTAAAGGAAGTAAATCTTTAGCTTCTGATATTGTTTCTAAAGGTGGAAATTTATTACAAAAAGCTTACGACAAGACAGGATTACCTCCTGTAAGTGAATGGAAAAGTTTTGATATGCAATCTGGAACCTTTACTGAAAAAGTTTTAAAAAGATTAGATAATGTAAAAAGACAATTTACTTCAACGGGTGATATTCAATTTCCTGAAATTAAAAAGATTCAAACAGAAATTGACCTGGGTGTTCAGGCTGAAGCTAAGAGTTTAAAAAGAATTCAAGAACGAATTAATAATACTTTAAATAATGTTGTTAAAAATTTTAAAACAAACATTTATGATGAAGCAGTGTTTAAAGTTAGCCGTACTGGTAATTATACAAATGTAATGGATACAATTACAAGTGAAAAAAATAACATATTTGATTACTTAGTGGCTCAAGGAAAAGATATACCAAAAGCATTAGAGAAAGTTAATCCAGCTGTAAGAAATGAAGCTAAAGAGCTTAAAAAAATATTAATAGATTCTAATAAACGATACTATAATTTAATAGCAGCAGCTCCTGGTGATTCATACAAAGAATTAGCTAAAGCTTTAGTAGATAATGCAGATGGGTTTTTAAAACAAAGATTTGCTGCTTTTAATAATAAGTCTTTTGATTTTGATCCAGTAACTGGACCAATAGGAAGCAAAGCTCTTCAAGCAGTAAAACAAATTGTATCAAGAGATGGAAATTATAGAGAAGCAGTTGCTAAATTATCAAAAGGTGTGACGTCTGGACCTGAGTTTGATAAGGCATTAACTGCATACAGTACTAAACTTTTAAAAGAAATTAAATTTGCATCAATTAGAGCAACAGTTAATCCAGAACAGTTTATTACAAGAATCGCTAGAATTTTAAAAACAGATGAAGCTATGAAACCTAGTTTATTAAAACCAGGTGAAACCTTTCCTGACGCAATTAAAAGATTTTTAAATCAAGAACGAAATGCAAAATTTATAAATAAAGATTATGAAAATGCTATGATAGATACTGTTATGTATCAAGCTAACCAATATTATTCAAAAAATTATTTTGATCAAATTGAAAAAATTTTAAGAGATAAAGGAGCTTTATTTACAAAAGAAGATCAAGCTATTAGACCAACCTTACAGCCTATTATAGCTAAGTATAATAAAGTAACTGGAGCAAACCCAAAAGTAGACGCGGCTTTTACTAGTTCTTTATTTAAAGAAGGTCAAGAAACTTTATATACATTTCCAGAAATAGCTAATGCTCTAATTGAAACTAAAGTTGCTTTTGATAATTTTTTTAAATTGCCTGGTTATAAGTCTCTTATGACAGTAAAAGCAGGAGCTCAAATTGCTAAAACAATTTTTTCTCCAATGACTCAAGTAAGAAACGTATCCACAGCCTCTTTCTTTCCATTAATGAGTGGATTGATTGGAAGTAGATCTTCTGTAGGTGATGCTTGGAAACTAGTAGCAGAAGATATTTTTACTGGAGCTAAAACCAATTTACCAAAGTTAAATGCTGAAATAGATGATATGATTAAGCGAGGTGTTCTTGATCAAAACATTCAAGCGAATGAAATTAGAGGTATTTTAAATAAAGCAAAAGATGGTGTTCTAAGTTTAGAATCTTTTATGAACAATGCAACAGTTAAAAAATTTGTAGATATCTATCAAGGGGGTGATAACATATGGAAGATTTATTCTGATAAATTTTATCAATCTGCATTGAAAGATGCTTTTGGTTATGTTTCTCCTTCTCAAGCAGCACGAGGACTTAAAGGCGGAACAGATGATTTAGTTTTAGAAAATATAAAAGATTGGTACAGAACAGTTGCTAAAGAAGATTTTATTCCAAACAACATTTACACAGGTCAAGCTAAAACAGCAAACGAAGCTTTAAAAGATGTATCTGCTTATTTAGTTACAAATACAATTCCGACTTACTCTAAAGTTCCTCAAGTTATTCAAGCAATTAGAAATTTACCGTTAGGTAACTTTATAGCATTCCCGGCTGAAATTTTAAGAACAACATCTAATGTTTTATTATTAGGTGCAAGAGAAATGACAAGTGCAAATCCTTTTATAAGACAAATGGGAGCAAGAAGATTAATAGGTTCTTCTGCAACATTGGGTGGTATTGGAACTGTAGTACAAAAAACAGCTGAGTTTGTAACAGGAGTAGATGATGATAAAATGAAAGCTGCACAAAGATCATTCGTTCCTGTGTATGAAAAGAATGCAACTTTAATTCCTTTATCTGCACCAGATCGACAAGGTAAATTTAAATATTTTAATTTTTCATACTCTAATCCATATGATTCATTAGTAAGACCTTTTAATGCAATCATTGGAGCAATTGCAGATGGTACTTTAACTAAAGATTCTGCAGATGAGATTGTATTTAATTCTTTATTTGGAGATCCAGTTACAGGAAGACCAGGAGCATTATCAGAATTTTTTGCGCCATTTATTTCAGAATCAATTGGTACAGAGAGAGTTACTGATGTTACTTTAAGAAAAGGACAATCTATTAATGGATCAAGAATATATTTTCCTCAAGATCCTACATCAGTTAAAATATCAAAAAGTTTAAATCACATTATTGGTGGATTAGAACCGGGTGCATTTACTCAAGCAAGAAGAGTATGGGAAGGTGCAACAGGGCAATTTACAGATGCAGGTACAGCTAGAAATACTGTTGATGAATTAACTGCATTGATGTCAGGTGTTCGTGTACAAGAAGTAAAACCATTAGCAAGTATGCCTTTCATTCTATCTTCTTATTCAAAAGATAAACAAAACATTGGTAATAAATTTGCTAGTGAGGTTTATTCAGCAAACATAACTCCAGAACAATCTTTATCTGCTTGGAAGACTTATGTACTAGAGTCTTATGATTCTCAAACTAAATTGTATAACACTGTCCGTGATGCCAGAAATTTAGGCGTTGGAGAATATGAAATACAAACATTAGTTATGGATCGATTAAAAAATAAAAATGAAACGGAACGATTAATGAGAGGTGAATTCAAACCACCTAACTATTCACAAGAAAGATTTAATTCTTTACTTAGTAGGGTTGCTAATGAAGACATAAGAGCTTCTATTAGACTACAAAGAAACATAGATAGAGTTACAGATCTTTTTGATAACACTAAATATGGTTTAGATTATTTAAGATTAAATGGTTCTATGGAAAGTTTATCTAATAGAATAGATAGAATATTAAGACCATCATTACCTGGAGTTAGACGTCTTCCTACAGGGGGTCAATTATTTACACCCACGGATCAAGGATCAGTGAGCTTACCTGCTCCAGATCTGTCTCAAGGCAATGTGTCAGCTGTTCAACAACAACCAACATTGGGTCAACAATTTAATTTACTTTCAACCGCAGATAAATTACAAAGAATGAGAGATTTTGGATTATAATTATGACATTTGATGAGATATTTCAACAATACGTAAACCAAGGTTTTACAAAACCTGTCGTAGCTCAAGGTATAGAAACAATTCAACCTATTGTGCCAGTAGTAAAACCTATACTACCTATAGGTCAACAAGACTCAGGTGATAATAATGGGCCAACAATGCCTACTTATGATCCTAATGTAGGTAAAGGATTTTATGATTATGAAGCTGATGCTTATGGAGTAGGTCCTACTCTTCAAGGTGGTATTGCACAATTAATAGATTTATACCAACAGTTACCAACTCCTTTAAATTTAGCTATGAAAGGAGCTAATGCTTTTGGCAATTTTATAGATCAATTTAGTGGAAATTCACAAGGAATTAATGCTGTAACTAAACCAGGAACATACAGTTATGATGATTCAGGAACTGGAGGAAGTGGAACAGGAGGAGCATCAGAATCAACTTTTAGTAGTCAGGGCTTTGGATCTGAAGGAAATACTGTTTCTACAGACTTTGGAAGTTTTGATTTAAGCAGAGATTAATATGCCTAAACGTATTCCTAAAACTACTGGAGAACAACTTCAAGATTTATACGGACACGTAACAGGATTAAAAAAAGACATCTTCATTTTGAAAGACAATCATATCCGCCATATGCACGAGGATATTGACAAGATAGATAAAAAAGTAGATACAGTCGTTAGTGACCAAAAAAATTTATTGTACTGGATCATAGGAGCGGCACTTACAACAATATTGACTTTGGTTGGATTATTTAATCTATTTTTAAAATAGAAAGGATTACATATGCAAAATAGTCTTTTGGTTCATAAACATTTAATTGTTAGAGCTGAAGCTGTGAGGCCACCAATGGATGAAGAAGTTTTGTCTAATTGGTTAAGAGATTTTATCGAATCAATTAATATGAAAGTATTAATGGGTCCTTATGTTAAATATCACGACGTACCAGGTAATAGAGGAATAACTGGTGCAGCTATTATTGAAACATCACACATTGTTATGCACGTCTGGGATGAAGTTAATCCAGCGTTAATGCAATTTGATGTTTATAGTTGTGGGGAGTTTGATCCACATAAAATTTGTGATAAAATTAGTAAAGACTTTGATATACGCAAAATTGAATATAAATACCTAAATCGCGAAACAGGGCTAATTGACCTTTAAAAAGTCTTCCATAGAAGCCCCAGGATTAACAAATCGACCTATTGACATACTTAGATAACCCCCTATATATATTGCAGGTGCACAATAATGTGGCCGATTAAACTTGCTTAATATAAGGAGGATAATATGACAGCACTAGATTTAATAAATAAATTCAACAAAGACGTCTGGAGTCATTCAGATAAATTATTTGGAGATGTGTTTGATAACATGTTTAGTAATTTAGCAATGGGTTCAGCTCAATCTTTTCCTTTTCACAATGTTGTGAAGTATGGCAAAGGTGAATACGGCATTGAATTGGGTTTAGCAGGATTCAATAAGAAGAATGTTAAAGTTCAATATAAAGATGGTGTATTGACTGTTTCTGGTCAAGTTAATGATCAAGAAAAAGAATACTTAGAAAAAGGATTAGCATTTAGAAAATTCTTTAAACAATTTGCGTTAAACGATAGCGCAGTTGTTAATGAAGCTAAGATGGAAGATGGTGTATTAACAATCAAATTAGGTGTTAATGAACCAGAAGCTATTGAAGCTAAAGATATAGAAATTAAATAATTAATTTGGGGCGGTTTCGATCGCCCCACAATAATATCCTACCGCAGGTAAACCCTCTATTAAATTAATATTATACTTATCTAGATGAACTAGTTTGTTCATATACCAATCTTCACAAGATTCTTTTATCTTGTATTCTTTATATTCAAGTTCTCCTGTAGATAATAAAAATAATACTGTTATTATTTTTAGATCCATTGTTTTAATTCATCTCCTGTAATCTTAGTTGCAATGTTCATTTTATTACGAAGAGCTTTAACAATTTTTTCATCAACTGTATCTTCTGCAATAATATCAATATAAGTCATTTTTCTAGTTTGACCTGCTCTATTAATTCTAGCTTCTGATTGTATTCTTTTTTCATAATCATAACCATTAGCATAGTATACCATTACATTAGCACCAGTTAATGTAATACCATATCCACCCGTTTGTGGTGTACCAATTATAAATCTTACAGGACTATTTGGATCTTGAATTTGTTTAATTGCATTTTGTCTTTCTTCATTTGTCGTATCACCATAATAAGTTACATATGATTCTTTACCAAAATGTTTTTCTACAGCTTTAACAATAGCATTAATGTCGTGTCTATAGTGGGCCCAAATAACTGCTTTATTTTCTACTTCATCTAATATGTCTATGAGTGCAGACAATCTTTCATTTTTAATTTCTTTAATTGTTCCATCATCAGAAGTAAAATGACCACAAGTTATTTGATGTAATCTCATCAATTGAACCATAGCAGATTGTGTTGTCATTTGTTTTCCATCTAATTCTGCTAAAGCAAGTATTTTCATTTGTTGATATAATTTCTTTTGTTCAGGTGTTAATTGAATAATACGTTTTGTATAAGTATAGTCAGGTAAATCTAAACAATCTTCTTTTAAACATCTGTAAGAAAAAGGTTCTAGCTTACTAGATAACTCTGGTAAATTTTTATAACCAACAACAATTTGAACAGAACGTCCACCAAAGTTTGCTGATCTCATAATTGCATATCTAGTTCTAAATGCATAGTAAGATGAATAGTCTAATAAGTATTCATCTAAAAATTCACATTGTTTAAATAAATCTAAAGGTGATTTAGTTACAGGTGAACCAGTTAATATTCTTCTGTATTTAGAATGTTTACCAAGCGCTACAATATTTTTAGTTCTTTTAGCATCAGGATTTTTAATTGTAGTAGATTCATCTATTGCCATTAAAGTATTATGTGATCTTAAAAATTTAGCAGCAAACTCTAATCCTTTTTTTGTAGACAAAGCTTCAACATTCATAATTAATACGTGAAGTTTTTCATCAGCAACAAATAATTTATTTAAAAGATTTTGTTGTTTTTCATTAATAGTAGCTTTCCATAATATAACTTCTTTCTCAATATGTTTTACCATATGAGTAGGTATTTCTGTATCATACCAATTTTGGTAAACACCTTTAGGTGCAATAATTAATGCACCATTAATTTTACCTTTGTCATATAACATAGATATGTTGTCTATAAGTACTTTAGATTTTCCAGTACCCATTTCCATAAAGTACGCAAAAACCTCTTTATTCCAAGATTTTTCTAACGCAGTAATTTGATGCCCATAAGGCTTTGTTTTAAATTTATAATTCATAATTTATATTGCTTTCTATTGACAAGTTATATATTAAGTTATAATTACTTGTCAAGTTTGAAAGTAAAAAATAAATGAGAGCATCTAATTTAACTAATACAACTATATCTAAAAATCCTATAGTTTATATTATACAAGAATTACCAGGAACAAGATCTGGTAATCCAAAATTTAATATTATGGGCGCACAAAAATATGGCAAACTAGTTACATTGTTGCCTGAATTTAGCCAAATTATTTTGTCACCTGGTCCATTAATATTTAAGTTAAGAAAATTATTAAAAGACTATACAACAAATGATTATTTACTACTTACAGGCGATCCCGCAATTATTGGAGTGGCGTGCTCAATTGTCGCAGATATAACGGGAGGTAAATATAACCTCTTGAAATGGGACCGACAAGAGCATACATATTACCCAATAGAAATAAATCTATTTGAAAAAGGAAACATTGATGACGGATAATGAAAAATGGAAAATACAGAATAAACTGTATCATATGAAAGCAAAAAAGTCAGAGTTAGAACAATTTATAAAAAGAACAGAAGTACATTATAATTTTTTAAATAATTATACTTTGTTAAAGAAAGAAAAAGATGAAAATATTTTTAGTTATATATGGGATGTTCTATCATTATTCCTAACAGGACTTGACATTGTATTCGGATATTACTATACTAGGTACAAAGCTTTTTACATATTAAAAAAAGCAAAGAAAGAAATAATAACGCTAACAAAGGAGATAAAATATTATGAGCAATATTAATTTCGAAGCAGATCAGACTGAGTCTATAACTCAGACTAATGATGCAAAAACTTTATCTGAACAAGTTGTTAAACTAAGAGACTTGGAAGATAAAATAAAAATTGCTGAAGAAAATCTAAAGCAATTAAAAAAACAAGAGGATCTTCTTTCTGGTGAAATCATTCCAACAATGATGACAGAAATGAATATCTCTACATTAAAATTAGCAGATGGCTCGGCTATTGAAGTCAAGCCCATCTACGGTGCTTCTATTCCTGCAGATAAAAAGGAAGAAGCATTTAACTGGCTTCGTAAAGAAGGCCTAGGCGATCTTATTAAAAATGAGGTCACTGTTTCCTTTGGTCGTAACGAAGATAACAAGGCGGCAGAATATGCTGTCCTTGCGCAAGGTCAAGGGTATCAACCTACCCAGAAGTTGAAGGTTGAACCTATGACACTTAAGGCTCTGGTCAGAGAGCGTATTGAGTCTGGGAAAGATATGCCCTCTGACCTATTTAATGTGTTCGCAGGAAACCGAACAAAAATAACCCGTGCATAAAGGAGGAAAAAATATGCAACAAGAACAAATAAAAACGAAACAAGAACCAAGGACAAACACAGCAGTAGCTGAAAAAGTTGCTGCAGGTGCTCTATCTGTCAATGTATTTGAGGCAGATGCAAACAAAGGAGTGGATAATCTAACTCATGAAGATTTAGCGTTACCATTCTTAAAAATACTAGGACAATTATCTCCTGAAGTTAATAAAAGAGATGGTAAATATGTTCAAGGTGCTGAACCTGGAATGATTTATAACTCTGTAACAGGAGAGTTGTTTGATGGAGAAAAAGGAATCGAAGTCATTCCTTGTCATTACAAATTAGAATATATTGAATGGCAAGATAGAGGCGAAGGTTCTGGAGCTCCAGTTGCTATCCATCCATCGTCTAGCGACATACTTACTAAAACAAAAAGAGATGCGTCTTATAAAGATAGATTACCAAATGGTAATTATATTGAAAAGACAGCGAGTCACTTTGTAGTTGTTAATAGTAACACACCATCTACAGCTTTGATTGCCATGAAATCAACGCAATTAAAGATTAGTAGAAAGTGGAATAGTATGATGGCTAGTATAAAGATGAAAGGAAAGAATGGAATGTTTACTCCAGCTTTCTTTAGTCATACTTACAAACTAAGAACTACTCAAATGTCAAATGACAAAGGTACTTGGTTTGGATGGGAAGTTAGCAAAATTGGTCCAGTGCAAGATGCAGCATTGTATCAACAAGCAAAATCTTTCGCAGAAAGCGTTTCAAAAGGAGACGTTAATGTTAAACATGGCGAGAGTACAGAAAATTCCCAAGAGGCTTCTCACTTCTAGTCAACAACGATGTGTGGGCGAGTAATCGCCCACATAGATTTGAAAGCAATTATGGAATTAGGGCATAAAGAAAAAATTTTTATACAAGCATTTAGTGGACTTCAAAGAAACTTTGGAGCAGCAGATCTTACACAAACTAAAATAGATCCAACTACAGGAAAGGTTAAACCTATTTATGGTTGGACTCATAGAGAATTAACTAATCAAGATTATTTAGATCACTTAACAGGTAGACAATCTATTGGTGTACAACCTTGTGATGATCAAGGTATGGCAAGATTTGGTGCAATTGATATTGATGATAAACAACATAGCTATTCTAACTTTCCTTATAAAAAATATTTAGATATTATAGCAGAAAATAAACTTCCATTAGTTCCTGTTAAATCTAAAAGTGGTGGTTTACATTTATATTTATTTTTAAAGGAACCAGCAAAAGCAGTTTTCATTAGAGGATTTTTAGAAAAATTATTATTTACTTTAAAACTTCCAACAAACATTGAGATATATCCAAAACAAACTGAATTAGGACAAGATCCAGAAGGTAATTATGTTAATGGACAATTTATTAATTTACCTTATTACAACAAAACAGAAAGAGTTGGTTTTAATTTAGATGGTACAACTTTTAACTTTGATCAATTTGCAGAAGTTATTAAAGCAAATACTTATTCATCAGATGATTTAGAAGAGTTTGCAATAGAACATACTAGAAAAATATTAATAGGTGGTGGAGAAGAGTTTAATGATGGACCACCTTGTCTTGCAATATTAACTAAAGATAAATTAACAGATGGCAGAGATAGGTTTTTATATAACTATGCAGTGTTTGCCAAAAAGAAATATCCAGATGATTGGGAGAAGATGGTTATCGCTGCACCTAATAAATATTTTAAATCAGATGCTAATGGAGTTTTAGATTGGTCAGAAGAAAAAACTAAAAAGAAATTAAAATCTTGGGCAAGAAATATTAAAGGATATACTTGTAATGAAGATCCAATACAGCCAGTATGTATGAAAGCTGTATGTAGAAATAAAAAATTTGGATACCTATCTTATAACAGAAGAACCTTTCCACCATTAAGCGGATTGCAAAAAATAACATATCCTGAACCTGAATATACATTCAATGTTACATTAGATGATGGTCAAACAACTAAAGAAGTTAGAGCAAAAAATATAAAACAAATTATTGAAATAGAAAATATTAGAGCCATCATAGGTGCTGCAGCTGATAAGGTACCACCAAAAATAAAACAAGATGAATTTCAAGATATACTAGATAATCTGTTTCCACCAAAAATTATTACTTCACCACCTAAAGGAACTACACCAGATGAATTATTACATGAATATTTATTACAATATTTAAATGGACCAAAGGCAGAAACATTTGCAGCATTTAAAACAGGTGCTGTATTTATAGAAAACAATCAAGCATTTTTTGTTTATTCTTCTTTCTATGCAACTTTAAAAAATAAAGAATGGAAAGAGAATAGAGGTAAGACAGGAGAACGTATAGAAAGATTATATAAAGCAGTACTTGGTGTTGATAAAAGATTTCCTAAAAAGAAAACTGATGATAGCTCCAATAATCCAGTTAATGTTTTACAATTACCTTTAGATAAGTTTCCAAGTTTATTATCAGATACAAAACCAAAAGAAGAATTAATGGAACTAAAAGGTAAGGAGGAAATATTTTAATGATTAAAAAAATATTTGGACCTCCAGGTACAGGTAAGACTACAACACTATTAAATTTAGTAGATGAGTATATTAAAAAAGGAACAAGTTTAAATCGTATTGGTTACTTTGCTTTTACAAGAAAGGCAGCGAATGAAGCAAAAGAAAGAATGTTAGATAAACACCCAGACTTAAATAAAAAAGATTTAAGATATTTTCAAACGCTACATTCATTTGCATTTCATACATTGGGAATGAGTGAAGAAAATGTTATGCAACCGGTTCATTACGAACAAATAGGCAGAGAGTTAAACTTAAGAGTTACAGACTCAGGAGATGAGTCTGGTTATTTAGATTTTAATAGTGAGTACTTTAAACTTATAAATAAAGCTAGGGTCAAAGATATATCTGTAGAGTCTGAGTTTAATACAAATGAATGGAGTCGAGAAGTAGACTATGAAACATTAGGACACATTTATTTAAACTACAATCATTTTAAAAAACAATTTGTTTTAGATGACTTCAATGACATGATTGAAAAGTTTGTTTTACAAAAAGAAAAATGCAGAGAGTTTGATGTTGTCTTTATAGACGAAGCTCAAGATTTATCACCCATACAATGGAAGATGTTTGATATCTTAAAAGAAAAATCTAAAGATATTTATCTTGCTGGAGATGATGACCAAGCAATATTTGCCTGGGCTGGTGCAGATGTTAATAGATTTTTAAATGAACCAGCAGAAGAACAAGTCTTACCTTATTCAAATCGTGTACCAAAAAATATACAACAGGTATCAAATGTCATCGTAAGTAGAATACATACTAGAAAACAAAAAGAATACTTTGCTAAAAAAGGATCACCAGGGAACGTAGAGCCTATATTTAGTATGGACCATATAGATTTTACAAAACATAATTGGTTAATACTAACTAGAACTGTTTATCGTTCTGATGAAATATCAAAATATTTAAGAGAAAAAAATTTATATTATAAAAATAGATTTGGTAAAAGTTTTAATACTAGATTGTATAAATCTATAATTAATTTTGGCCACCTATGTAAAGGATCTTCCATATCTTTAAATGATGCTAAAGAATTATATGAATACATTCCAAATAATCCAAAGTTTAAAGATAATAAAGCTTTGTATAAATTAGAAGACTTTGGTTATCAGCCGGATGATCTTTGGTATAAAATTTTTGTTAAGGCAGACCAGGAGGAATGTTTTTATATAAGAACAATGTTAAGTAATAACGAAAGATTAAGTCAAAGCGCAAGAATTGAAGTATCAACTATTCACGCAGCCAAAGGTGGTGAATGTGATAATGTTATTTTAGTATTAGATAATGCTAGAAAGATAAGAGAGTCTGTAGAAAACAACATAGAAAAAGCAGATGAAGAACATAGAGTATGGTATGTGGGTGCAACAAGAGCCAAAGAAAACTTGTATTTATTAAAACCAAAAAAAGAAAGGTATGGATATCAGTTATGACAACAAAAGATATGTTTGAAAAAGCTTTCCCACAAGAAAAGCAGATAGGTGGAAGTCACTATAAATCGTTCCACATTCAACCGTATGAATTTATATCTAAAAATAATCTCAGCTTCTTCCAGGGTAATGTTGTGAAGTACGTTTGTAGGTACTTGAATAAAAATGGAATAGAAGATTTAGAAAAAATAATTCACTATTGCGAATTAGAAATAAAGAAGATAAAAGATATGAAAAGTAAGAAATGAAATATAAGTGCATCCTATGTCATAAAAAAAACATGGCATACAATTGTGCTTTCAAATGTAAAAAATGTTATAAAAAGGAAAATTATGAAGGAAAAAGGAAGAAGATGGGACGGTAGGTCCAGAATAGCTACCGAACAATATAAAAATAACTATGATGATATTTTTAAAAAGAAAAATGTAATGACGGAAAAAGAATGGGAACAAAAGTTAACAGGAAAAAAAAGAAATAAAAATAATGTTTAAATGCTTTCATTGTAAAAAAGAATTACTTTGGCAAAATGATTTTGATACTGAGGATACATATCCTGATTCAGAACATCAAATAGTATCTATGTATCAATGCACTAATAAAAAATGTGAAGCTTGGTATGAAGTTTACACACATAAAAAGGAGAATAAATAATGAAAATACCACTATTCACAGCACAAACAGAATGGATTGAACCAGAAGAATATCCAGATTTAAGATCATATGATGAGATTGCAGTAGACTTAGAAACACGAGATCCAAATTTAAAAACAACAGGATCAGGATCTGTAATTGGTAATGGTGAAGTAGTAGGTATTGCTGTAGCTGTACCAGGTAGAAAATTTTATTTTCCAATTGCTCACGGATCAGGGAGCAATATGGATAAAAAGAAAACCTTAGAATGGTTTAAAGATACAATGGCAACATCAGCTACAAAAATATTTCATAATGCAATGTACGATGTATGTTGGATTAGGTCTATGGGTATTAAGATCAATGGCCTTATTGTAGATACAATGATTGCTGCAAGTTTAATTGATGAAAATAGATTTGCATTTAGTTTAAATGCATTATCTTGGGATTATTTAGGTCACGGTAAAAATGAAGCTGCATTAAATGAAGAAGCAAAATCTAGAGGACTAGATCCTAAAGCAGATATGTGGAAACTTCCACCTATGTACGTAGGTGCTTACGCAGAAAAAGATGCTGAACTTACTTTAGAGTTATGGCAAAAATTTAAAACAGAAATTGTCCAACAAGATATTGAATCTATTTTTAATCTTGAAACAGATTTATTTCCTTGTTTAGTTGATATGAGATTTAAAGGAGTGCGAGTAGATGCAGACAGAGCTGCAATACTGAAACAGCAACTACAAGAACAAGAAAACAATCTATTGCTAGAAGTAAAACAAGCAACAGGAATAGAACCACAAATCTGGGCTGCTCGTTCGATTGCCAAAGTATTTGATAAGCTCTCCTTGCCCTACGATAGAACTGAGAAAACACAGTCACCTTCATTTACTAAAAATTTTCTTTCTGAACATTCAAATCCTGTTGTACAAAAAATAGCACAAGCAAGAGAAATAAACAAGGCTCACACTACTTTTATTGATACTATTTTAAGATTTCAACACAAAGGTAGAATACATGCAGAAATTAACCAAATTCGTTCTGATGCCGGAGGAACCGTCACAGGTCGTTTTAGTTACAACAACCCTAACTTACAGCAATTACCTGCAAGAAATAAAGATCTCGGTCCCCTAATCCGTTCTTTATTTTTACCAGAAGAAGGTTGTACGTGGGGTTGTTTTGACTACTCACAACAGGAACCAAGGCTAGTTGTACATTACGCAGCATTACATAAATTTCCATCTGTTTATGATGTTGTTGATGCTTATAACGAAGATGTGGATACAGACTTCCACCAAACAGTAGCTGAAATGGCCAACATACCTAGAACACAAGCTAAGACTATTAACTTAGGCTTATTTTATGGAATGGGTAAAACAAAACTACAAGCAGAATTAGGTGTGACAAAAGAAAAAGCAAATGAATTATTTAATCAGTATCATGAGAAAGTACCTTTTGTTAAACAATTAATGAACTCAGCATCTAACAGAGCTCAGAGTCATGGTCAGATAAGAACTTTACTTGGTAGATTATGTAGGTTTCATTTATGGGAACCTAATATGTTTGGTATGCACAAAGCATTGCCTCATGAAGAAGCGCTCAAGGAACACGGACCAGGGATTAAAAGAGCTTACACATACAAAGCATTAAATAAATTAATTCAAGGTAGCGCTGCTGATATGACTAAGAAAGCAATGTTAGATTTATATAAAGAAGGAATTATTGCTCACATACAAATTCACGATGAGTTAGATTTATCAGTGGAATCTCCAGAACATGCAAAAAAAATAATTGAAATTATGGAAAATGCTGTTACACTAGAAGTCCCAAACAAAGTCGATTATGAATCGGGTGAGAATTGGGGAGATATTTACGGTTAATTATGTTATTAATTGATACTTATTTAGACAAAAGTAAAATTCAAGGTGTTGGAGTTTTTTCAAAAGAAAATATAAAAAGGGGCACAAAAATAAAAGAAGTAAGATCTGAATTTGAAATAGAATTTGATAAGGAAAATTTACCTAAAATGCCTTTAGCTCTTGCAAGATTTATTGATAGTCATGCATACGAAAAAGAAAAAGGATCTAAAATGTTAGTTTTAGGAATTGATAATGAAAAATATTTAAATCATAGCGATGATCCAAGTGTTGATGATAATGGAATTGCTTTAAAAAATATAAATATCGGAGACGAAATAACAGTAAATTATAGGGATTTTGATGAAAGTATTAACAAATGGCTTATTTAAATGCGAACACACCACCGATATATTGTCAAATTCGTAGAGAATATTTATATGATCTTAAAAAACATCAAGGAGAAGTTGAAAACTGCATTATCTTTGGTTTATCAGCTCTCACAGGGAGGGCTATATTATTTCACGCTATTATGGAAAACGGCGCAGTGTTTTATCGCCTTCCTATTAGCGCGTTTATTCAAAAAGGATATGACCCAACAAGAGTTCCCACCAGACGACTTGATGAATTGGAGCTTTGGAATTCTTTCAGTTATTATCCTGCTGTTACTCATTGGGATATTTTAGGTCCTGCATCTGGAAAATATATAGGGAAAGATAAGAAATGGCATCACGGTAAATATTTATTTACTGTTGACTTTGCACATCCTGATAGTAATATACTTGACACTGATCATTCAGAGATCCCGCACGAACATAAGTGTGCGCACATACTTGCTTTAGACGACGGCAACTATGCGGCCCAGCCAAACAATCGAATCATATGGAACTTACCTTCATTTACTGTGAAGGATGAAGTGCCTGATTGGAAAGTGCAGACTTCTGAATGGAATGTTGAAGATAACCGTAAATGGAGGACCGCTGATACGGACGACTTCTTTTACGAACTTAAGGAGAAAAAAGATGATTAACTGGTTTAAAAAACAATGGCAAAAATTTATAGACTGGGTCTTTAAAGGCTTTTATAAATAATGTCCAAGATAACTGAAGACACATCTGTAAAAACAGATATTAAAACTATTGGTTCATTAATAGCTGCGGCAGGTTTTGCAGTTTATATGTATATTGGTATGACTAATACTATTAATACTTTAGAGACAAGACTTCAGTTAATGGAAGCAGATTTATTAAAAAAAGCAGATCAAGTACCTGTTGACAAAGAACAATTCTTTTTGTTAGAAGCCCTGGCCGAAGATACAGAAAAACAACAACAGTTGTTAGATGAAAACTTACACGTTAAAGTTATGTTGGAAGCAGCTAGACAAGATATTGAAAAGTTAAAAAAAGATGTTGAAAAGCTTAAAGACGCAACAAGAGATATTAAATTTACTAATGGGAATGGAAACGGGCATTAACGCAGGGACCTTTCAAGAATATGATTATACCTGTGAAGATTTTGAATGTGAGTGGAAACAAATAACTGAATATTGGAGGATGTAATGGCTGACAGAGATAAAATAAATCAATACAAAAGTATTAAATACGCACAAGAATCTTTAGAATCTAAAAAAGAAATTAAATTTTTTCAAATGCTTCGTAAGGAAGTAGAAATAGGTGCCAATGGTACATCTAAATATATGATTAAAAAAGGCCCAAATAAAGGAAAATTTGTATGATTGAAACTGTTATTGTATTGTTATTTTTTATAAATGACAAATTAGTAGAACATAGAATTCAAGACTCCATATCTGAATGTTTAAAACATAAAAGATTAATTACTCGTAATATGAGTATGACTAATAAAAACATTCAATGCATAGAGACAGATGCAGAAATAGATGTTAACATTGATGGCACTATAACCATTAAAAAGTTAATAATGAAGTAATGGAAACACTAGGCATAGCTATTGTAATCATATGTATTTTAGTGTATTGGGCATATAATGAAACTAATTAAGAAAATCATTTGTAAATTATTTGGCATCAAGCAATGCCAGTGTCCTGATGAAAACTAACTTATTAGTTCATAAACATTTAATCGTAAGAGCTGAATCAAAACGACCACCTAAAGACGAAGAACACATTGTAGATTGGATGAGAGATTTTGTAGATTCCATTGGAATGAAAGTATTAATGGGACCATACGCAAAATACTTAGACGTACCTGGTAACAGAGGTTTAACTGTCGCAGCAATCATAGAAACTTCACACATCGTAATGCATACTTGGGACGAACCTGTTCCTGCAATGATACAATTTGATGTTTATTCTTGTGGTGAATTTGATGAGAATGACATATGCAAAAAAATAGCAAAAGATTTTGAACTAACTAAGATAGAATACAAATATTTAAACCGTGAGACTGGACTTACTGACATCTCTGATGGTATACTTAATTATAAAAAATGAGCACAAAAATTTTTTCTACCGAAGTAGTATCAGGCATTTGTCCTGAGTGTAGTGATTTTACGTTGCTGATAAGTTTACATCCAACGCACTATCGATGCACCTCGTGTGGATCTGATTTAGAACAAAAGGTTAATGGAGTAATAAAATACGTTCTAGCGGATAAAAAAACGAGATTTGATATGAGGGTAGATGGCGAAAAAGAAATCTAGCATTGGTGCCATAACCTTTTTTAAAGAAACTCCTAAGAAAAGACCAGGACGACACAATAAAAAATATAACAAGAGAACTACGCGTAGGAAAGCGGATCGTGGACAAGGCAAATGAGATTTTTATTAATAGTACAAATATGTTCTGTAATAACGCAGCAATGCACTAATCCTGTAGAATTTTATCCAACCTATAACACTCACTATGACTGTGCAACTGCAGGTTTTATTAAAGGTATGTCTTTTTTAAGAGAAATAGGTCCTGAAGAAGTAAACTCTCAAAAGTTAATAGTTAATTTTAGCTGTAAACCTTTAGAATTAATTTAATTAATTTGTGCCCGTCTTACCAGAAAGGTAAGACGAGCAAACAAAAGGTGAAGAGAAGCACCAAGTTATCATAAAAAATATATTCTTGCAACACTTGTTATTTTAGTATAGATTCCCATATAATGAAAATAAACAAAAAGAAAGGAAACAATATGACATACGAACAAGTAGAAAAATGGATTCAAACATCAAAAAAAGGTGAAAAAACTATGTATTACAAAGGTTTTTTATCTAAAGAAAGTGATGGAGAATTTCAAATAAAAAGAATGGTTAAACTAATTAACGACTTTGCAACGACAAAGGCAGAAGATGGAAAATATAAAAGACCCATCATTGATGTCGTGCATAAAAAAATATCGGGAATTAGAAGTGATCCAAATAAAACATACTTACCGCATCCTGATGATGCAAAGAATGAAATCGTTTACGAATATTACTTACAAAAAAGATAGGAGAGAAAATGGCAAACCCAAATAAGTACAAGTCATTGTCAGTAAACATCGAGGACTGGAAAGAACTTGGAATGTTAGCAGACAAGACGAATAGAACGCGATCTAAGATGATCGGACGTTTGATTAGATTCTTTAAAGAGAACAAGGGAGAGAAGTCAAATGGAAAAGCAAAATAAAATTTGTCAACATTGCAATGGCAATGGATACATAAAAGTTGGAGAAACTTTTACGGATTGTAACCAATGTGACAGTCAAGGTGAATTAGATGACGATGAACTTAGGATCATCTTGTCTAATACCATATGGAGCACACAATGAAGCATAATGATAAATTTATTTATCCTACGTCAACAAGGGCTACGGTTGATGGAAGAAGATTGTATGAAGTAAGTGGTATGAGATTACCATCAGTTACTACGATCTTATCCGCAACCAAACCTTTAGAATCTAGATTAAAACTTAGTGAATGGAAGCATAGGGTAGGTGAGGAAGAAGCTACGAAAGTATTTAATGTTTCTTCATCGCGTGGTACGGCTATGCATAAAATCATTGAGATGCACATCAAAGGTGAAGGATATCAAGATTTAACGGACATCGGTAAGGAAGCACATTCAATGGCTTCTACCATCATTGAACGCGGACTACAAAACATAGAAGAATATTTTGGCTTAGAAGTAACTTTGCATTACCCTGGTCTTTACGCAGGATCAACGGACCTTGCAGGAGTACATCAAGGTAAGGAAGCCATCATAGACTTTAAGCAATCAAATAAATTGAAACGTAGAGAGTGGATCGAGGATTATTTCTTACAATTATCTGCTTATGCTATGGCACACGATTATTTGTATGGGACCAATATGGATCGAGGCGTCATTATGATGTGTACGCCTGATAATAATTATCAAGAATTCATCATAGAAGGACCAGAGTTTAGGTTATTAAAACATAAATTCTTAAGACGACTTGATGAATACTTTGAGATGCAACAGACGAAAGAATGAAAAATAGACGTAAGTCTGATCTAAAGTATATGAACAATGAGACTAACTTTGTTAGGGCCTCAATTAATAGGATCTTTAAACCTAGTTCAATGTACCCAAAAGTTAGAAAAGGCTATAATTATGTAAGAAAAGGTTGGATTCCTGAGATGACTAAACCAGAGGTTTTTGAAGAGTGGGAACAACATAAAGCAAAGTTTGGTAAACTTTGTAGATACTGTGACATAGAATTAACTTTCATTAGAACAGGTACGCAAAAGAGAGTGCCAACTAATTTTTCAGTAGATAGATTTAATACAGATATAACTTACAAAAAAGGTAATGTAATGTTTTGTTGTAGTAGATGTAATAGTTTGAAGAATGGGTCCACACTTAGTTTGTGGAAACGATTAATAGAAATAGAAATAGAAAGGCAAATAAAAAATGAACTGGAATAAGTTAAAAAATTATTGTGAAGCAAATAATGTAACTTTGGATAAAGCTATGAATTTAATGGTTACTTATGTTAATAAAAACGGTTTTAGAACAAGATGGTTAGAAGAAAGACTTGATATGTATGCAAAGGAAAGAATAAAACAAAAAGAAAGAGGATATGATCACGTTTTTGGTTCTAAGATTGAAGCCGTACGTGCAGTCGTTGAATCAAAAGAATTTAAAGAAAAATATGAAAAAATACCAAAAAGTAAAAATGATCCAGTTTTTGTATTAAATAGATTAATAGCTGATAACAGGGGAAGAATTATTATGGCTATGAAAAACGCATTCAAGAAAAATGGTTATGATTATATCATATGAATTGGAGGAAAAATGAAAGCCAAATGGTTCAAGAACTTAATGAAAGAGTATTTAAAAAAGATAGACTTATACAATCTACTGGTAACTTTAATCCTTATGATACTTATAATCAGGTATATGTTATTGAGTTAAAGAACAGGGAGAACTACTCACCCTTCGCATTTAACGGTTCACTTATCGAGGAGATTAAGTACAGACCGTTAATGGAAAGAGCTAAACAATATAATAGGATACCAGGGTACATTGTCAAGTTTAATGACGGTTCATACTATGCGTGGAACTTAAAACAACTTAAACGCAAATTAGTTTGGTATGAAAAGGACTTACCACACACTACCCACTTTACATCAAACAACTTTAAGTTGAAACGTGTTGCAGACTTGTATCTTGATGAAGCTACTAAACTTATTTAATTGTGATAGAATTAAGGCAATTGTGGCAGGATCGTGGCCCGAGGACCGTGGATGACACAAAATTGCCACAATGTACCGCCCTATATAGAATATTTTTAGGACTTGTTGTATTCAAAAAAATTTTCAAAAGTCAAAATCGACGGTAATTTGGTAACAAAACGCTAGAAGTGTTGTATAGCAACGATTATAGACGATTTTTTTGTACCGAGGTGTTACCGTTGTTACCGAAAAAACGGTACATTCGATTATTATTCAATAAAATCAACACTTTTCATAGACGGTTGCAAATTACCTTCGGAAAATTTTCGTGAGTAGATAAAGTCCTAAAAATATTCTATATAGGGAGGATGCCTAGGAAAAGAAAAAAGCTTGAATCAAGACTGAGTTCAGACAGGGCCTTCCCTTATAAGAAATACAGAATTGAATGGATAGATCCTTGCGGTGAAACTGGTTGGGCTGATAAGTTTGAGTTTGATAAGATGACTATTGCAAGTCCTACGTCTGAAGCCTGGGTATATTCTAAGGATAAAAAGTTTCTTAAATTTTTTGCAACTTACGATAAGGATGAGAACGGCAACTTAACTTTTGGAGATAGAAATATCATTCCAATTGGTTGCATTAAGAAACTTACTAAACTTAGTGACTAGTTCGTACCATCTCTTCGTCGCTATCTTCTTCTGTTCCTTTGTCGAGTTCGGATTGTTCGCTATTCTCGTTTCCTCCGCTATCTGATTTATCAGGTCCATTGTCATTTACTTCCTCTTTGATATCATCGAAATCTGCTTCAATCAATAATCCTTTGTGTTCTTCAATGATTGTTTTCATCTTCAACTCTAATTCCTTTTCAGTCATATCTTCGAGTCTACCGTGTTTGATTATCTTCTGTTCTACATACAATCCAGCTGCCTTACCTCTTGCAACTTCTGCATTTACAGCCGCTGACCAAGCACCTTTTTTTAATGCATCATTTCTAATCTTAGCTAGTTCTGATACGTGGTTTTCATAAGTAACTTCATACTTCTTTTGCAGTTCTGTTCTTAATTCACCAATGTATTTAACAACTAATGGATATCTATTTGGATTACGTAGTTCAGATGCAGTAAATCTTGCACGTTCTGGTTCATAGCCAGCCTGCTTTGCAGCTTCTGTTGCAGTCAGTTTACCTTCGTTAGTGACTAACAACTCTGCAAACTTCATCTGTTTTGGAGTGAGTTCCTTTGGTCTTCCCATACTTGACTCATACCTTATGTTACGCTATAAGTCAATTATGCAAAAGATGAGAGATTTGTACGATATGAAACCTAGTGATCTTGAAATAGTCATTAGAAAACAAGAAAAAGAAATAAATAAGTTACAAGAAAAAATAAAAGAAATAGAACAAAAAGTTTCTGATATTGTTAGTCAATTTAGAAATAAAGGTGCTCTTTAATGCAAACTAAATTACTTATACAAATACTTAAAAAGTTTGTAGACAATTCTGAGATTGGTCAAAACTCAAAAGTGCAAATAGTTTCACGTGCAAACTGGAAACATCCTAAAGATATTAGAGAAGTAAAACTTATAACAAATAAACTAATTGGTGCAAAAGAATCCCATAGATTATTCATCTTGGTTGATTAGCTGTTACATTGAAAAACGAATCTAAATTCTGGAAATTAGTTAAGAAAAAAACACCTAAAATTACGTGGACAAGACTTGAATCTTGGGCATCCTTTGGTGTACCAGATTTGTTAGGTTACAATGATAATTGTGGTTTTTTTACTGTTGAATTAAAAGTTACAAAGACGAATAAAGTATCATTTTCACCACACCAAAAACTGTTTCATCTTACCCACACAAAGCGAAACTTTATCCTTCTTCAGACCCTCGATCCTCTGTCCATTAAACTTTATGAGAGTGCCGCGGTCCAAGGCTTGTTGATCGATCACCGGGAAACACCTTGCTTGGCGCTTGATGACTGGGACCACGTTCAACGCTTGTTGCTTGACGCTCCGCTTGATGCTTGACGGCTTGGTGCTTGGCGCCTAACGCTTGTTGCTTGAAGCTTGCGGCTTGGTGCTTGGTGCTTGTGGCTTGAAGCTTGGTGCTTGGATCTTGATTGGGTAGCCGTTCTGGATACACCATTCATCGTGTATTTTATCAGCTATAATCCGCCATCTTCTTTTTTTAATATATGGTTTAGTGCTGGCCATATGCTACATTCCTAACGTTCGGGTCCCAACACGCTCTGCAGCTTCCGCATTCATTGTTCTGGTCCGGTGCTGGACAGGTACGCTTGCCGCTGTCAGTCACAACCGTTGAAGTGTTCGGCCAGCTTGCCGCTGCTTCCTGGTCCACCATCGGCATTGAAAACCTTATCACCAAATTGTCTGGCTTCTGGTCCAGGTATTGCTTGACCCACGATTCCCGCGTCGGCATCCAGTGCTTGATGCCTGGCGTGCCTTTGCATACTTCATAGATCTTTTTTAAATGCTCTGGGTCCTGTACGTCACCAGAATCGTGCCATCTAAATTCCTTTGATTTTTTAGAATTGATTATTAAAATCATTGCATCAACCCAGACAGCGGACCGAATGGAAGCCAGGCGCCTGTATTGTGCTTCCTGCACAACTTTAAAAACATAGCAACCTTTTAAAGCATAACAGTCATAGCACGTGCTGCCTTCTACGTTCTGTAGCTTCTTACCAGTCTTGCATTCCGCGGCTGGTATACCATATGCCCAGCCAGGCATCTTGGAGGGTTTACTTAAACCGCCAACTAGTTTTAAAGCTTCTTTTGTTTGCATAGGGCTAAAACATCCTTTTCTATTTTTTGTAAT